TTTTCTGTATTTTCTGACACTTCATTACCTCCTTCTGCGTTTGCCTGTTTTGCAATTGTTTGTGTTTCAGGCAACGTTAATCTTGACTTCTTATGTGAATCAAGAATCTTATCTATTTCTTTTGACTTGTTAATGTCTGTGCTTTCTACCCAACCAATTAAAGTTGCTGGTTTTCCAGATACTGGTGAGTCGTATGTTTTCTCTGTTGAAATAAATACAGAGTCGCTATCCTCACAATAAAAAATATTTTCTGCTACTACTTCTGCTGCAATTCCCTTAAACATTAATTGACCATTCATCTTCTGAATAGAAAGAATGTTGCATAGTTCGTTTGCTGGTGAGTCTACCACAGATAGTTCCATTAAAGAGTATTCTTTAATAAAACGAATTGATTCTCCTGTAGACTTGTTTACTTCATTGTCTGACTGAATGATCTTTCCGCCGATTGAAAATCCTTGAAGAGTTCCGTCTAGAATCTTTTCCCATGTATCTTGTGCACCTTTTGAAATGTATGCATCAACATAAACTCCATTATAAAATTCTCCAGTTTTTGGATCATAGAAAGTTTCTGGCTTGAAGGATACCATCTTGCCAACGGCGCTTGGGCCATGCATCTCACGAATGTTACCTCTAAAGTTTTCAAAAGCTTTGAGGCTTGCCTCTGCTGTTACCATGTCATTTGTTTGATCTACATTGTCTAATGTGGCAAAACCAGATACTGTACGCTTTTCACGGTTGACCTTTGTAAATGGCACGGACAGGGTAATGTCGTTACCATTAGAAGACCAATAAGATTTTTCAATATTCATATGGTTTATTTTATCTACATGTAGATAAAAAGGCAAATAACTAGTTGAGTAGAGTTAGTCGACTTGTCTTCCGTCGCCCTTTGCATTTCTTCCTTCTCCTGAAATATCAGGGGCTGTGCCCTGTCTTTCTTGGGATCTGGCTCTAGTATTACCAGCTTGTGCTCTAACTTCTGCCTGGGCCTGTGGCTTTAATTCTACTACGTCGTCTCCGCCGTCCATAGGAATTAATCCTTTTCTAATTCTTACTTCATTTGGAGTAATTACCTGCATACGCAAATATCTTTCATCAATTTTTGATTGAGTATCTTCGTCTGTTAGGGTTAATTCATTGAATTTAAGAACTAAGGCATCTGTTTTTTCAGCAAATATGCTATTAATTTTTTTCTCTAAAATCATTTGGGCTGGTCTACAAACTTGCTCTTTAAATGTTTTATCTGCATCACGAGCAACCGCTAAATTTACTCCTTCTGGAGTTCCTATTTTATTAATGGGCACTCGGTGAGCCAATAGAATTTCATCTCTATTTGCTTTTCTATATACATTAAATGAGGACTCCTGGGTTCCTGCCTCAATGGGCTCCATTTTAAATTCAACCTTAGAGTCTGAGGTGTCGGCTGGTAATGGGATATAAAGGGATCTGTGGTTCTTGCCTCTAAGTCCTACCTGGAAAAATTCAAGCAATTTACGCTCTGACTCTGGTGAAAGCTTTGCTCCTTTTACGGTAATAATGTAACGTGGCACAGCCTTATTTTCAAAATAGTCTAGGTTGTATTTACCAGCGAACTCATTTCCAACTAAAGCATTTAATGCGGCAATGATATCTGGGATGCCGTAGTAGTTGTTCATTGGGGTGTACTTCTTTAAATGAATAATTTCGTTTGGTCTATCGAATCCACCTGCAATTGGGTTTTCTGTTTCTGTGTCCCCAAAATTTCTAAAGTATACGGCCTTGCCATAAAGCAGTTGAATGAACCCATCACGAAGACGGCGAACTCTCATTGTCTTTGCTGGGATGTGACCGATGTATCCAATATTTCCAGAAGTAGTTCTTCCAATTTCAATGTAACCATTTCCAGTAGCCTCTAAGTCTGTATAAGCCTTTATAAGAGTTTGAGTAAATGTATCTTCATCATTTGTTTCGTCTAGCCATGCTTGTAGGTCTTGACGCAACTTGTTTAATTTTCTACGTGCTCTTTCTAACTGTCTATCGTCTGTTATAGAATCAAAAGCGTCGTTTGTCTTTTTTGTTTCTATGAAATCATATCCAAGACCAACAATATTTGAAACCTTTGCATTTATTGCAGAATAGTTATAGGTTGATACTTCATAAATTTGTGATAGATATTCTAGGTTATAGGTTGGCTCAACCAAGTCAAACATAGCATATCCAGTAACTGCTTGCTGGAGGAGGTTCTGTTGTGTCCCAGTATCATCTTGTCCAGTAAATGATTTTGAAAATTCTCTACCCATCTTTCGTCTAAACGCTGGGCTGAGTCCTCTTACTTTTTTTAATTCTTCAGAGTTAATCTTAAATGGATCATTGCTAACTATATCTACTTTTGCATTAAATTTCATCCAGTCTGCAACATTAGAAACCTCAATGTTTTGAACTGAATTATCGTCTTCTATAAATTCCATTTTTATCTCCCTGTATTACGAAAATTAGGATCAGACTGCAATGCTCTCATTTCGTCCTTATAGTTTCCAATATCAAAAGGGTCTGGGACAAGTCCTTGGTCCAGTCTTTGTTTTTGAAATTCATATGTTTCGTCGTCAATCTTTCTGCGCCCCGCCAAAAATTTAGGTTGGCCTCTATCAATGCCATAAGAAGAAACAGCTTTTCTTAACTGTTCAATTTTTTCTTTATTTCCCTTTTTTGATGTAATCGAAAGGAAGTGCCCATCATCATCGCCTACCCATTTCCCATCAATTTCCCACACATAAATACCTAGGGTAGTCTCTTCAACTAGGCTTTGTCTAGCATTTTTAATTTCCATAAACTTTATTTTACCATTCTTTAATGTTTAAGTCCAGCTTTTTGTCAGGGCAATGTGACAGATTATACGTTTTGTTGCACAATCCAGTCATTATTATAAGGCGTAACTGAATTTTCTGTCAATTGAATAGACCATGTATTTGAGTCTAATACCTCTTGGATGCTTTTATACCTGTATAGATTATATTGAGAAAGTGCTTTTGTAGAGTCAAAGTTTGAAGGATAAAGAGCAATATTTTGATACAGGGCTTCTACTGATCCAAATTGCGAGTAATTAAATTGAACATCTCCTGATATGTCGCTTGAAAAGACTATTACTACATGGTGCATCTGACCTACTTCAAAAACGTTAGATATGCTAGTCTCAGATGTTTTATTAATCCCATTAACATATATTGCTGATATGTTAGTTTTGCTAATAGTTCCATTGCTTCTCCATGAATAATTTGATGCTGCATACCCATTTGTTAAAACTGAGCTTAACAATGCGCTGTCAGTTAATGCCACAGGGGTATAGAAAAATTGGGCAGTCCCGACCTCAGAAGTAGTTCCTATTTTAAATCCAGAACCCTGCAAAGCCCTTATGCCATTTCTTGCATCTCTTGATAAAATTGGATATCTTTGATTACCTAAAGATACATCAAATGCGGTTGGTCCAGAAATACCTTCTAGGGTGGTAAAATAATTACCGCCATTTACGGAATACATTACTTGATCATTATAAAACTTAATATTGATTCCAAATAACTTTGGTAGATATTTAGAAGAATCATCAGAGTCTAAGGTTACCTCTATGTAAAGATTTCTAGAACTACTTATAGTTCCCATCTTATACTGTGGGATAGGTCCGCCATTAACACATGAGGCATATGTTGTTCCATCAACTGATGTTCTTATAGAAATTCCATTGTCTCCGTCCCATTCAATTTTTGACGAATCTATAATTAGATCTAACGGTATAGTAATAAAGTCATTTAATACAACAGTTTTTGCTCCAGTTGATTTTTTTATTGAAATAGAATTTTCTTGTGAATCGTAATATAAATCATCTGTTATAAAATTAGACCAAGGTTTATTTGCTGGGTAAGCGTATCTGTATACTCTTGAAATGTCATTGTCGTAAAATTCAAACACTTCTCCACTGTCTGGATCTGCAACCTGAATTGCTGGTAAGGTCTGAGCATCTAAATAGTGTATCTGTATCCTGCTTACGTCTAGCGCATATCTGTAAACTGCTGGTGCATTTAAAAGAAAATAGTTACTCGAGTTTGGGGTTGGTCCAAATGAAGGAGTAAAAGATGTATTTGTAAATTTAAATCCAGTTAATATTTTATTTGATTTTAATACTCCGTCTATATACAAAGATATATCGCTACCAGTATAGGTTGCAACTACATGCATTGCTCTTTTAGTATATGGAATTGTCCAGTATATTTCTTCCGACTCAACTCTAAATACTATATTTCCATTATCGTAAAAAATACCAATATCGTTTGCAGCATCTCCAAATAATGTTACTTCTGAGGTTGTTGATAAATTTGGATATATCCAGGCCTCAAGAGTAAAATCATTGTCCGATGTATATTTGTCTGCTAGTCCACCTGTTTCAGTTGATCCATTATAATCTTTTTCTACAGACGCTGTTATGTAATTATCATTATCTATTTTTATTGCATAATCTTGTCCTACCAAAAGAGGAACAAGGTTTGTTTGTATTGAGCCAAAGTATTCTCCATCATTTTGGCAACCAGAAATATCATAAATTGTATTAGCGACTATTTGTTCATAATTTGGATAGGCTGCAAGAAATGCTGTGTAGCTGCCAAACTCTGCGAGTAACTCTGTGTACGACTCTAATGTGTTTGCGGCAGCAGTAATTGTTTCATAAAACATTATTGGATAGTCTGAAAGTACCGTATATTTATATGACATTATCCACCTACCTGAGATTTAGTATAGCGAATAATTACTAAGCCCGATCCACCTTGACCAGATGCAAAATCGCTTGCGCCTCCACCAGGTTGTGAATTAGCTCCACCTCCGCCACCTCCGCCGCCTCCTGTATTAGGATATCCATCAAGCCATAATAATCTTCCGCTGCCATCGTTTGCAAAAAATTGTTGAGAGTTTCCATTATCTAATCCCCAACCACCAGGTCCTCCTCCTCCAGAACCTGCTGTTGCTGAATATTGAAGTTGTGCCGTTCCACCGCCGCCACCGCCTGCATAGGCACCATCTTTACCAGTTGATGTTGCTGTTGCCCAAGATGAATATGCGGATGTTCCAGAACCACCGTCTCCTCCTACACTTCCATTTACAGAGCCTCCAGCTGA